GCTCTTGCAATTCTGGCATTCCACACTTCCATCTCCACAAGTTATTAAGATAGTGTCCCTGTGTGCTCATGCTAATACTCTATATCTTCAAATACTACTGGGATAGCAAATGCTAACTCATCTAATAGAGGACACATAATTTCTCTCATTTGAGGATGAGCAGCTTTTGATGTACGTTGCTTGAAGATAGTTCTCCATTCACGTAAATTTGCAGTAACGATAATTTCAGTCTTTGTACTATTTGGAAGTACTGACCGTGCTTGTTGAGGAGTCCAACCGAGTTTGATGAGCATCTGATAGCTCTCTTCAGCAATCCTCATTGCCTGATTCCAAACTTCAAGTTCTGCTTGACCAGCATTAAGAAGCCAAAAAGGAAGTATGAAAGCAACTCCACCTTTGTAGTTACAGTAACGAGTACTTTCTTGTGAGAAACTTGCTATTCTGTGACGTACAATTTCATGTGACACACCACGGTCACAAATAAACCTCACAGAGATTTTCTCATGTTCAAGAACACTTTCATGCCCTTTGTTGATTAGCATGTGAACAAACTTACTCGCACTTTCTGGAGTAATCTTTTCTTCACTTTTGTAACAAACTCTTCCAGCCATTTCCAGAGACTTCAGAATGGCAGCACCATCAATTGGTGATAGGATTTCGTAATTAGGTTTAATCAATTCCATGTTTTGTTGCTGTTTAAAATAAGTGTAGGTTCAAATAGGCTATTTTAGGACATTTTAATTAAAAGTAATATAATTGTAAAGGTTTATGGTTTAAACTTAAATTTGGCTACTTTCTACTATTCCGGAAAGGCTTTAACTACTAAGTTTAATCAATTCGTCTTGAATAAAATTTCTGTTTGCCATAAAACCCAAAATTCTTAGTTGAGTTATTATACTCCCAAGTATGCATTGTTTTCATTATGTCATTTATTTCTCGTGTGTTATAGCGACTCATTTCTTCTTTTGGCTTTCCTAGACATTCACACCAGATTTCAGCTATACAAACATGCATCCTTTTTATCTTTTGCTCGGTTAGCGGGTCAGTAAGTGCGCGTCTACGGTCATCCAAATCTTTATCACTCCAATCACTTGGAAGTAATTTATTTAGATAGTCTTCTACAATGCCTTTGCGTTCATCCATTGCACTGTGCTTATGCTGTTCAGTACGTGCAAACTCTTCAGCTTCTTTGCTCATGTACAGTAATTCGCCTAATTTGTAATAGTGTACAGCTTCAGCCCATATTTGGTCAATTTCTGCAGTTGATAGGTCTTCCCATATATCTTTAGTAGCTTTATTCAAGCATACGTCAATAGGAATAAAACGTCTGTTACCTGACGGGTCATTAAGGAAGTCTGCACTATTTGTAGTACCAAAGAAAACACATTGACGTTTATATGTTTCAACTGTACGTCCATAAGCAGGACGATACATATCTTCACATTTAGTTATGAACTGTTTGATAGTTTCTGTTTCAGCTTTGCGTAATCCAGAAAGTTCAGCCATTTCAATCAACCAAGCGCCTTGTATTTGTTCAAAAGCTTCTTTACCTTGTACTGTCAAGAATGTATCTGAAAACCACTGTTTGCCTAACTTCTTAACGAATGTAGATTTACCTGTACCTTGACCACCAACCAAAGTTAACACTAAGTCAAATTTAGTGCCAGGAGCATATACACGTGCAACAGCTGCACATAGAGGCTTCCTAATTGCTTCTGCTGTATACACATTTTTAGGTGCACCAAAGTAGTCTACAAGTAAGTTATCTATTCTAGAGACTTTGTCCCAAGTTAAAGAGTCTAAGAAGTCTACAATTGGGTGAAATGCATTGCGTTCAAACTCAAGTGCTAATGAGTCATCAATCTTTGAACTTGCAGATATTTCATACACAGACTCTACATAGTTACGTATACCTGAATAATCAACATCACGAAGTGGTTCAGGAGTACTAATTATACGCCAAGGCATAGATTTTGTTATATACCTCTTGTTATCAAATCTATTATATTTGAGTGAATCTTTTAGATTTGTATCGTTCTGAACAATTAAGTTGATATTTGGGGCTGTGCTTAAGTATGTGCCACGTGTATCGAGCTTTAAATCAGTAATCCAAGTATCTTCTGCTGTGAATTTTGTGTCATACTCACTTGCATTTAACTTCTCATTTGCAATCAACAACTTGACATTATCATCTTTAAGCACAAGTTCTTCCATGCGCTTAAAACTCTTTTTGTCTGTATCCTTCTTTTCAGTTCCAGAGTCTAAGTAACCATATTTGTGAATACGAACTAAATCAAAAGCATTTGAAGTTCTGTTGCAACAAGGGTCTGTGCCATGATGGGAATATGCAAATGTATCGTCATAGATTATAAGGCCACCAGCTGTTGAACCTTTCGTGTACGTGTACCTATCTTCTGTATTGAAAACGTATACTTCATTAAGGAATGTTTCAATTGCATCTTTAATGCCATAAGTACGGCAGAACATTCCAATTACACCTTTCTTCTCACGTGGGTCTTCTTGCTTATCAATGTTTTCCTTTACATTCTTGTCAGCAACTTCTGCAGTTGGCCATTTTGAAGTATCATGCCAATCTTCATACATAGCAAGAACGTCGTCAGCATCAATCCAGGGACCGTCTTGCATGTCAGAATAATAGTCAATATCAATTGGAGTTGATGGCCAGAACATTAGTCTATTGACCTCAAATGTTGTGTTGTCGAATAGGTCAATTCCTATTTGACCAGCTACCCAACGAGATATAGCCATATACTCTTCTGAAGAGACTTCACGACTAATAGGCATTACAAGTCTATATCGTGGAGTTTCTTCTGTATATTTGTGCGTGCCATGTATTACAGCAGCATTATTGAATTTGTCACAGAAGTTAGACCATAAATCAATATCCCCAAAGTCAATGTCTAGAGTTATTAATTGACGTGATGCAATGTTTTGTGGGTTACGTCTTCCATTACGTATAAAACCACCTACATACCCACCAACATCTTTGATTTTAGTTTGGTCTTCTTTTGAAGCATCTATGAATTGCTTATATGTTTCAGAAGTCTTATATTCTGTGCATAGTCTAGTTGCTAAACTACTCCAGAATATACGTTCATTCTTCCACGTTTTTGTCTTTGCACTGAGTCCAGTAGCAATGTGTATGGCACCATCAAAATCCATATTAGTCTTTAAGATAAAAGTCAGTTACATAACCGGAAGCTTTAAGAACTAATCCTGGTGCCCAAGATAAGTCTTCTCCCATAATATCACACATTTCCTGAAGTTTGACTTTTGTGTCAATTCCTTCTGTAGGTACTTCCGTTATTGCTTCATCATGTACATGCATTACTGTGTTAAAACCTTTTGCTCTTAAATTCAACATTGATTGTCCGAGAATGTCACGTGAAATTGCTTGAACTATATTTTCAGTTAACTTACCACCGTAAGTGTCTACTCTACCCCAGAATTTTGTTTCTTGATTAATACCTTCGTAGCTTACACATGGAGTTCCTTTATCATTTGTGATTACTTTCGCATTCCAGTAATAAAGGTTATGCCCACTAGGAAGTGTAATAATCATGCAGTTATCCTGCATTGTAAACTTAATTTGCCTAAATGGACTAACTACAGTTTTCCTGTATTTTACACATTCAACAGAACATTCGTCTAAGTCAGCCCATAATTCAACAATCTTTGGATTATTTTTACGCCACAGTTTTACTATATGCCACATTTCAGCTTCAGATAACCCCATCTTTTCACCACCCATACGTTGCATTGCACCTAGAGCACCTTGATACCCAAGTGCCAACTCAGCATTCTTACCTCTCATTCTATACTCAGAATCTTTAGTAACTAACTCTATTGGCACATTAAACATTATAGATGCAGATGCTTCATATATTTTACCATGAGTAGCAAATACTTCCATTCTCCATTTTTCATCGGCTAACCAAGAAAGTACACGAGCTTCAATAGCATTAAAGTCGGCAACCATAAATGTATGACCTTCTTTTGCTATAAAAGTAGTTCTTACTAGTTGTGATAAAGTATCTGATACATCATCAAATAACATTTCAAGCAATGGGCCATTATTGTTTTTAACAGCATTGCGTGCCATCAGTAAGTCATCATGGTCTTCGAAATGGTTCTTAGAAAGGTTTTGCAATTGGACTAACCGTCCTGCCCATCGTCCAGTTCTATTTGCACCATAGAATTGGAATAAACCACGCGTTCTGTGGTCTCTACCAGCGCAGTTCAGCATTGCAGCATATTTCTTTACTGATGACTTACTCATCATCTGACGAGCTAACAAAACAACCCTAACATTCTCATGCTCACATTCCTCAATCAGTTTTGGTATCTCTGCTTTTGCCAATGTTGATATGTCTTTTCCCATGGCTTTAGTTAACCACGTCTTGAGTTGAGCTGGACTGTTAGGGTTGCTTAAGTGCGTTATTTGTCTTACAGTGTCTGAAGTCTTTTCAATAAACCATTCATCAATCATGGTAGCATTCTTTGCCATTTGCATGTCAACTAGAATGCCTCTGTCATTGATTTCTTGGTCAAGTATATAGAGTTCTTTATCAAATTCTGATATTTCAAATTTGTCAAGCATCAAGATTATTTCTCTTTCTGCTTCAACGTCGACCATGTTATAGTCTTTATACATTTGCCATTTACCCAAATCATCCATCGGATAATTACGTGTACGCTTTCTATTTGAGATAGTGGGCTTACAAGGCATTGAAAAGAAACGTATTAGATTTTTACCAGTATCAAGTTTCTTGTTCTTCAAATCTAATGCTTTAGAAACTTGGTCTAGTCCGAATGGTAAGCCACAACTTGCAGCTTTAATCATTGAACAGCGCCATTGGTCAATAGAAATGTCGTAGCCTATTTTCCTAAGAGATACACGTTCAAATGTGGCATTGTGCGCCCATTTCTCGATTGTATCATCGAAGAATGCTTCTTCAAGTTCTTCCGGTATTTCTTCTCCTAAGGCTAAGTCAACACAAACTACTGGACTATTGTCGAATGCATAAGATAGTATTAGTACCTCAAAGTCTGGTGACTCGACATATTTATAAAGTCCTGATGTTTTTAAGTCAACTGAAGAAAAGGTTTCTATATCTAAATATACTCGCTTAATCATACAGTATTTAATTTGTCAGTTGCAGTGGAGCAAGGACTCGAACCTTGCATTGTAATTCGTGTGTTATGGTGACTACACCAGTGAAGCGCTATTTGTAAAAAAGCTTACCTCCTGCACGAATCTGCATCCTTATGCTATTCCACTTTGTGCTTGATTGCTTAACATTTAATCAGCACAGCCATTTGATTTACATCAACGGATCGGAGAAGTCGTCTTCAGGTGTAGAACCACCGGAAAGGCGTGTACCAGCTTTGAGTTTTTGCACGTTGTTCAAACCAGCAGCAATACCTTTGCTACCTGCTTGGTTGTATGCGTAGAAATTGATTGAAGCGCGGCCAATCATGCCAGAGTAAATTTCATTCGGGTCAATGATTGGTTCGAGGTTTGCATCAACAATACCAGGAGGGTTGGTACTTTTTGCATTGACGAACACACAACCAGCGAATGCTGCATCGTCTGGACGGTCAGTGTCACCATCACGCAAAGGAATTGCAAGTTTTGCAGGTACTTTACCACCAAGAGTAGCAATGCCAGCATCAGTTGCTGCTTGAATCGCTGCTTTGATTTTGTCAATGGTTTTGGTGTCGGACTTTGGAATAACGATTGCTACATTGTACTTCAGTGCATCACCTTCCTTCATTGCTGTCGGTTTGAGAAGGTTCACATAACAGAATGTGACTTCTCCAGTTGTAATCTTTGTTGTAATTTCAGTTGCCATAACAAATAAAAATTTGATGTTTATAGATAGAAAGAGAATTAATCTTCATCAGCGAAATCACGCTGAGCTTGAGAGATACCCAATTCAGGGCGTTTATCAGTAAGGTCAACAAGAGTTGGTTTGCCTGATGGTTTAATAATGTAATTGCTAAGCAAAGACTCAAAACGCTTTTTACCAAGCACTTTCTGAATATTGGTTATGCCTTGCAACTTAGTTTGGTAAACATCATCAGCTGACAAATCTTTTTGTGAGAGTAGTATTTCTGCTACTTTCTCTTCATTGGCAAACTTGCGTCTGCTAGTGCCTTCTACCAGTTTAAATCCTGGCCACTTTTTGCCATTGTTGATGGCTAGACTGAGTGCATAATCTTTAACAGAATTGCCCCATTCAATCAACATATTGACCTGCAAAAGAATGTCAGAAATCTCATCATCAGTCAAGAGACTTGGTTCCCTGAAGTCATCCTTTGCAAGTTCAATATTATGCTTGTATATTTGAGTACAACGGCTCTTTACATTACAGAATTTACACCATTCACCAACAACTAAATCACCTTTACCTTCAAAGGCAATCATCGCACGTTCCTTCAGTTCGTCATTTGCCCATGCATACAAGTCAGCTTTGGTCATCGTGAATGAAGAAATGTTGTTGCGTCGTGGTTGCACAATTGTCATTACAATCTGAGTGAAGTCGTATGCAAGGTCGTACTTAAGCATAACACCCAAGGCATATAACATCAACTGCTTGTTCTTTTCAGCACTTACAGAGACACCTTTACCGTACTTCAAATCTATAATTTCAATTGTCTCGTCTGCAATAATTGTGCAGTCAATTGAACCTTTACCTCCAGGTACGTATCCAGTCAATTTTACTGATTGCTCAACAAGCATGACGGCACCTTGCGTCTTAGCCTTTGCTTCATTAAACTGTTGTTCACAGTATTCAACGTACTTCGGTACTTCTTCAAACATTTCGTCTGAAAATAACCTGTGATTAATGATTGCATCAATCTGTTGGTCAAATACATCTTTCGTTGTTTCACCAAGTACATCATACTGAAGGTACGCTTGACCTAGTTCGTGTGCAAGAGTTCCTTCTAGTGCGAAGTCACTCGTAGAGAACTCACCATATTCAGCTTCTAGTTTAGCACTTGGAGTGCAGTTCCACCAGCGTGATGAGCCAGAACATGAAAGCATTGAGTGCTCTCGTTCTTCATGGTTGATTACATTCTTTACCATATTACAAAGTTGCCATGTAATCGTAAATAGCTTTGTAATGTTTTGGTTCAAGCGTTGTTATGCTCTCTGCATTTAATTCACGCAGTTTGTCAAAAATCTTTTCACGATTATTGTCAATGCTAACTTTCTCTTGTAGCATAGCACGTACTTCTGAAATCTTCATTCCATCGTGCTCCTTTTCAGCAGGTTTGTCAACTGGCTTTTCAGCAACTTTCTCAACTGTCTTTTTAGTTTCAACTACTTTCTCAGTTGGCGTTTGCTTAGTTTCTGTCACACTTTCTGTAACAGACTTTTTGATAATTGAAGATAAATCGACATGGTCACCTTCTTCTTTTGCAAAAGCAATTCTTGCCATGAAGTCAAGTAGTGCTAGCACATGAAGCGGGTTGGTCGTGTCAATCTGAAAGGTGTGTGTAGTAATCATAATTTTGTTGCCTTTAAAATTATTTGTTTAGAAATCTTGCGATTTGTTTGTCTAACTCTAAAATGTACTCATTTAGTGAAATCATCTTTGCACTAATAAGAATATCATCTACAAGTTCGTCATTGAAAGTGAGAGTTGTTTTGAATGACTCAATATTGAACTTGGCTGTAAAAGCGCCACGTGTCATTATGAGTACATTATTTTTAATCGATGCACCTCTCCAACCTTTATTCATGTATAGGTCCTGAGTGTTGATTGACAAGTAATCAGCAAGCACATTCAATTGGTCAGAGTCAAGTTTAGTTTGACCTTTCAATATCCTGTCCAAAGCTGGTCTTGGGAATTTATTATCAGGAAATAATACTTTACACATTGCATTGAGGTCAAGATTAAATTCCTCTACAATTAGACTTAAATCGATGTGTGCCATTGTCTGTTTGAATTTTGTTATGCAAATATAAAAATAAATTTTAAAAGTAAAAAACAATTAACATTATTTAACTAAAAATAATTTTGTTAACACTTGACTATTTGCATAAACAGAGATAAACAATAAACTATATAAACAACAATTTCCAACTTACTATGCGATAATTAATTATTACTATTTAACTATTTATTTTATAAGTAGAAAGTTTATATGCTTTATTGTTTATTTTGTTTATTTGCTTTTAAAGTATTGATTTAGTTGCACTTACATGTAAACAAAGAATTGTTTCAATTGTTTACTCTTGTTTATTAGAACTTATATTTAAGTCCAAATTGATGATATGAAGATGCATGCAAATCTATATTGTAATTGTACTCTAGACCTAAGTTATGATAGAATATGCCACAGCCTATGTTTGCATAGTTGAGTGTATTGTATCCAGCTGAAATGAATGGTATGAAGGCAGGCACTTTGGTTATTGTTGTTTCTTTCTCAATTGGAGTAAACTCATAGCTCATTCCTTTTAATTCATTGTACTGCACTTTTGCATCAACTACAAGTCTGCCATTTTTGTTATCAAACATTAAACTCTTATACTTGTTTTCTTTTATATAATTAGCAATTATTTTTGCTGTATCAACCTTCAATGTTATATACTCTACACCACCTGGTAACTTAACTGTGTCAGGCGTTAGTGGGAGTATTGGATTTGCAGGTACCTCTACTTTGTATGGGACCAGTTTTTCTGAATAAATAGTGTCACGTACAGTTTTACCATGTTTGTACACAACCTTTACACTTGGCTTGACTTCTGATCGACCAATGAAGAAACTTATAACTAACCCTAAGATAAGGCAAAATAGTAATTGCCAGATGTTGTTTTTAATATACTTGAACATGAGTAGGTCGTTTTAGGCTATTTTATGACATTTTAATAAAAAGTAATATATTTATAAAGGTTTATGGCCTAAACTTAAATTTGGCTACTTTCTGCTATTATGGATAGGCTTTATATATATAAATATTGACCAACAATAAACGAAATATGCAGTCTACTCATATTATTAAGCAGACTGCATATTTGCTGTTTTAAACTGGACTTTCAAGAGCTTGTACACGTTCATCCAATTGATGTACAAACTCTCCTAGTATTTCGAAATCAGCAAGAGTTGTATATGTATCAGATGTAGCAACTTTTTGCAAAAGTATTATTACTTCAAGTAATATCTCACCTACTGCACTGCCCTGTTCAGAAACTTCGTTTTCAATCTTTTCCATAAGTTCTTTAACGGTGTATGCTACTGCTGTAGAACTAACTGTTTCATCTGAATCAGGGTCAGTCAGCGTGACTACCATTGTTTCTGTAGTGTCAAGTCCAAGTTCGTCAGGAACTGAAAATACAACTTGACTCAAGTTGGCAAAGTTAGCACTTACTGAATGCTTGTCAACACTTACAATCAGATCGTCAGTATCAACAAAATCAGTCATGTCAACTTCTGGAGAGAATGAAATGTAACACAATAGCGCGACAGTACCAAAGTCTTGACGCTCTGCATCAATGACTACTAAAGGAAGTTTATCTTCAACATCAGCAAATTCAAACTCATCTTTGTATGAATCTGACAAGTACTTATTGTATTCATACTCGTTACGTACAAAGTGAATACTAACAGAATTAATTTTTTTCATTGTTTTTGGATTTATTTTGTTCGTGACTTTGAGCATAAGTTACAATTGCTGTAGATACCGCAATTATGAGACCAGCACAAATCTCAACTGCGAGTGGTACTTTAAAACCAAGTGTACCAAGTGTTACCCACCCGGCCGTTACAGCTCCAGCAAGATTGCCCCACTGGTTACGAATCTTTTTCCATTCTTTTGGCGTTGGCGAGAATAATCTCTGGAACCAATTCTTTTTTGTTTTCTTCATACATTAAAAAATTTAAGTACTCCTGTTGTAAATAGTGTTGCTTCTGTCTTTCTTCGGTAGACTAAACCGTCAAGTGGTATTTTGCTTCCTTGGCCAGTTATATAATGTGTTGTCCACCATTTGTATAGTTCAGCAGACTTTGCGTTTATGAGTGCAGTCAAAGTTTCTGAGTAACCACAATTAAAATAGAAAGCTTGTAGCGCCTCTAACTGATAGTCAGTAAGCTTAACTGCAATTTTGCGTGCAATAAGAAGATTAACAGACCTTACGTCTAATTCTAATTGCTTTTGCGCTTGCTCAATTGTTGTTATTCTTGAGGTTGCATACGCGATTGCTTTATACTTTGGACCAATAATGAACTTACCTTTTGAGTTTACCATTGCATGTCCCCAACCTTCTGTCCAAATACCAGCAGGGTCCATTTTAGGTTGAAGACCAATAGCCTTCAAATCGCCATCATGAAGACTCTCATAATGTTTTATAACACTGAACTTTTCCATTATTCTTTTTGTTTTATACTACCACATTTGCTGTCATTCATAACTTCATATTTGCATCCTACACTATTTGTCTTGTCATCCATATAGTCTACAATGACCTTTGCAACTTCACCAAGGTCTTCTTTGTTAGCAATAATCTTGCCTGTTAGGTGTAGTAGCCGGTCATATTCAACCTTATCTTCAGCTTTCTCAAATATTGACTTCAATTCTATTAGTCCTATACCTATAGAACCAAGCATTGTGATAATTGGTATAAGTGGTATATTATATCCATAGTACTTGCCCAGATACCATACGCCAGCCATTTGCATAGCATCAATCACTGATAATGCTATTAAAGTGTTGTAGTACTTTGCAACTTTGTCTACCGTCCTACGAAATCCGTATGAAGAACGAATGATGTTCTTCTTTTTAGCTTTACGTACACCTGACCAAAGGTCTGTTAAAATCATCACAAGGACCATGATGTATAAACCAAAGGTCATCCAAAGTACTACAAAAATTCGCTCCATTTCAGTATTCATGTTATTATTTGTTTACACTTTTAATTTCTTCTGCCTCTTCATAGTACTCAGGCTTGTCTTCTCTAGGAGTTCCTGTTGAATAATCAATACCAAGTGCTATCTCACTTCCCATAATGAATCCATCATGGATTCTTTTGAAGGTTTTACCCTCTGTTGCTTTTATTGTCATGGTTTTGAACTTAAAGGATAAATTAAATCTGAGTAGGATGTCCAATTAGTAGCAGCTTTGTATGTCGCAACTGAAGAATCAGGAACATATATTTTTATTATCTTTGAAACTGAGGAAAGTGCTGTAAGCCCTAAAGTAGGTGGGGTTATACTTCTAAAGATTATGTAATCAAGTCCTGTAGCGTATGCAAATGCAGTTGAACCGATTGTAAGTAGCCCTGCTCCAAATTCCAAAGATGTTAACCCCGAAGCTTGGTAAAAGGCCTGACTTTGAATGTCGGTGACGTTTGGAAATACATAATCTCCTTTCAAAGCTCTACATCCGTAAAACATACTTTGCGTTATAGTCAACATCGCAGAAAATGGTAGCCTCAATTTTCTTAAAGATGATAATGTATTGAAGATATAGTTTGTCGTTGGAGTCCATGAATCATTCATTACTTTGATGTATTGCAAGCTTAAACAAGAAGAATTAAAGTTTGCAGGAAATGTGGTAACTGATGCAGGTACCACCATGTATTTAAGAGAATAACAATATGGAAATACATTTCCTTGTAAAGATGTTATGCTATTTGGAATGGCCAAATTATCAAGCGTTTCACATTCATTGAATGAATAGGAACCTAGCTGAGTTATACCTTCTGATATTACAACTTTCTTTAAGGCCCAGCAATTATTAAAACAATATCCCCCTAAAGTGCAAGAGCTTCCTATTATTATTCCTATCAAAGATGTCGGCTCACTCACCATAAATGGATTAGTTGAATTCCCTATTCCCAATCCAACAGTTCTACCTGCAGCAACAGTCATGGTAACTACTTTTATCCCAGGGGTTGACCAAAAGTGGCTAGGCACTATAATAGAACCAGTTGTCGTTATTACAGTATCTGCTGTTCCGTCGTTCCAAGAAAACGTCACCGCATCCGCATAATTCTTTTGTATTCTGAATGATGAGTAAATAGCAGTTCCTGAATTTACATTAACAAATATGTAGGTCTTTCCTGAGTCTGTAGTATAAGTTGGTTGTATTGTTGTATCCTCTGTAATGTTAGAATAAGAACCATTCCAGCCTCTGAATATCAACCTTGACTCTGTGGGGTGTGCACTCCCAACTACAAATCCTGAAGGTGCAGTTGCATTTGTCCCATTTTCAACCACTTCTGATTTCAGAATTACTCCATCCCAATCTACGGTTTCAACCTTTCGTGGGGTCACATAGGATGGAGTAATGGCTGCAATCTTAGCTGGATAACCACTCAATGCTGTTCCTACAGGAACGTTAACCCCCTTGGCAATAATAGCTTGCCTTGTAGCTTCTTTTGAAGCAAGAGTAACTGTATTTTTAGCATTGTAGTTGCCACTTATAACTTCCCCGTTGATAGTATCCAATAATCCTTCAACTGTAACAGTTGGAATACCTTGAGCAATAGC